AGTTTGGATCCAGACGAGTCGCTGAACGAGTGTTTGATGTGGCAGCAGAGCGCTGGATACGACCGTAAGGGCAACTTCATGAGCGGCAGCGAGGATTGGCGTCGTGCCTAACAAGGTGGTATGGCCCACATGCGATCCCGCGACCGTCGCGCCGATCAACAACGGGCGTCCGGATATGTACAACTACATGCCGACGCGCTTCGTCACGCGTGATGAAGCACTTGCACGTGAATGGAAGCATTTCTACATCGGCGAACTGTGCAGGTACGGCCACAAAGCTCCGCGCTACGCGTCAAATAAGAACATCTGCGTCGATTGTGAGCGCCTAAAGGAAGGTCGCACCACGATTGGAGCCAAAGGTGAGGCAGAGTACGTCGAAAAACGACCGTATTCGCAGCCAGTGCGCGCTGGAACAGCTGTCGCACTCAAAGAATTAGAGCCGGATCCGATGGAAAAGCGGTTTTTGACCAAATATGCGGAGCTTCGAAGCTTCTCTAAGGCCGCTGAAGAGTGTGGAAGGCACGAATCGGAGTTTTTAGGCCGACTCAGCTACTCGAAAGTGTTCCGCGACGCCGTGAACCTGCTCGAAGAGGAGTGTGGGCTTGCTCGCACACCGTCATTGACTGAAAAATTCGAGTGGAGCGACGACAAGCGCGTTGTTTTGGCTAGAACCTTCATTGACACCGGCAATTTGATCCTGGCGATGAAAGCAATCGGCGTTTCCAATTACCATTACTTGATGGAGTTGGAGACCAATCAGGATTTTCGCATCCTTATGGATAAATCCGAAGAGATGGCGAAAGGTTTCATAGAGCGAATCGGAATTGGTCTTGCAATCGACGGCGACTCACGCCTCTTGCAACGGGTGATGGCAGTCAACAACCCTGAGTTTGGTGACCGGATGAAGGTCGACATGAACCTGACTCAGAAAATGACGGATGACCAAATAAATGCAGCACTCCTCAACATTGCAAGACAGCTTGGACATAGAGTCCCAAATTCTCTCCCAGCTGTCGATGCCGAATTTACTGTCACTGAATCGAAACCAGAAGTTGAAGCTTCTGGAGCTGCTTCAGGCGAAGCTGAGACGCAAACAACGGAATCAAATCTCGACCTGGTTTAATACACCAGAGGTTCGCGCCGGTTACCCCAAGCAGATGCAGTTTTTTCGGCATGGGTTGCACTTTACGGAGCGCGGACTATTCGGCGGCAACAGAACAGGCAAGACGCATGCTGGCGTGTATGAAGACGTCTGTCACTTGACTGGAGTTTATCCGGATTGGTGGCCCGGTTGCAAATTCGATCATCCGGTGAACTGGTGGGCCGCCACGGACACCGCGAAGAATACGCGCGACATCTTACAGGAAAAGTTTTGCGGGAAACCAGGCAATATGGCCGCGCTCGGCACCGGCATGATTCCAGGCGATTTGCTCTTACGCCATACGGTTAAGCATGGCATTGCCGATGCGTATGAAAGCGTATTCGTGCGACATGTACCGACTGGTGGCATCTCGACGCTGCAGTTTAAATCGTACGACCAGGGGCGCGAAGCGTTCCAAGGCACGAAGAATGACGGTATCCATCTCGATGAGGAGCCGTCGCTTGATATCTACGTCGAGTGCCTATTGCGACTCATGTCGACAGTGATCGGCGAGCCCAGCGGCATGTTGATTTTGACCATGACGCCGTTGAACGGAATTACGCCACTGATGCTTCAGTACCTCCCTGAACTTTCCCCCATACCGTTAGAAGAGCGGGTAAGCGCACATGGCTAAGGTCGCCGTTCTTCTGGGCATGGATGATGTGCCGCATTTGACGCCTGAAGAGAAAGAAAAAGTTCTCGCGGGCGTTCCGCCGTGGCAGTACGAGTCCCGAACAACTGGTAAACCTGGAATGGGTGCCGGTGCAATTTACCCTATCCCCGAGAGTGAAATTCTTTGTGAGCCATACACCATACCCGACCATTGGCCCCGCTCGTATGGTCTCGATCCGGGATGGAATCGTACCGCAGCCATCTGGTTTGCATGGAATGTTGATAACGGTGGAGTCGTCGCCTACGACGAATACTATCGGGGGCAAGCTGATCCTGCCGTCCACGTCGCCGCAATTAACTCACGTGGCAAATGGATACCCGGAGTAATTGATCCCGCCGCGCAGGCCGCGCGCGGGCTTGCAGGCGAGTTGCTGTTGGACGTCTATCGCGAGTTGGGCCTGATCTTAGAGAAGGCCGATAACGCAGTGGTCCCAGGGCTCGTGCAGTGTTGGGATTGGCTCAGCACCGGCAAATTGAAGATCTTCCGCACGTTGACGCACACGCGCAACGAGATGCGCCTCTATCGTCGCAACGAGAAAGGCGAAATCATCAAGCAGGACGATCACCTTATGGATGCGATGCGCTACAACGTAATGAGCGGTCGCGCAGAGGCGAAGGTGGCACCATCTGGTCAACCAGGCGGCTTGCCGTGGTTTCATTGGAATCCGCCCGCTACTTGGTCGGGCTAACAGGTGAGGTATACATGAGCATTCAGCTGAAGTTCAATCACAAAGACGGCCTGCGCCTTCGACAGCAGATGGCGCATTCCGTAGATCGCACTAGCGATGGTATTGTGGTGAGTGGTAAAGAGTGGCGCTTCGAAGGCGCCGACGTAGATCAAGACCGCGATCTGCGCAAGGTCGACGGTGAAGGTAAGCACATCAAGCTCGGCACGTACACAGTATTTCTTACCGCCGGCATGAAAAATCTGGTGGTGGAAAAGAAAGGTAAAGTCGAGCACATAGATTTCCGCAACAGTTCGCTGCGCAACCAGATGAAGGTCCGCATGCAGACGCTGATTGAGACGAAAAAGGCGAAGGATGGCAAGACGCCGGTCATGGAATGGAAAGACTCTGGCACCGCGCAGTACATTCCATCCAACACGTGGTCTGGAGTTTCTGTTGGCGACGGCGTGCGCTCTATACTAGACGAAATGCCTACGTGAAAAAGGTATGCCCCGAAGTTATTGGTTGGCTATGTACTAGATGTAATCTAGGGTTAGGTTCACTCGGGGATTCGCTTGATGGTATTGAGCGAGCACGCGCATATTTAACAAGGGCGGAACTTCTTTGAGTACTTCGAGTTCTGACAATTACGATTTGATTGGAGATGTGCCAGGCTTCGATGCCGCAGGCGCACGCTCCAATTTGCCGGGCTTCACAGATGTAAATGATCCGGGTACGCTCATGGCCCGCATCAAGCAGTTCTATGATGACGGTGTAGGTGCGTGGGAAGAGAACCGCCGCATGCACTCGGAAGATCTGAACTTCGCTTACAACTCTGAGGCAATGGGTCAATGGGATCCTGTTGTGCTGCAGAACCGTCGTGGCAAACCGTGCTACACGTTCAACCGCGTTCTCGGCCCGATCAATATGGTTGTCGGCGACATGCGCCAAACCAAACCATCCGGAAAAGTTCGCCCAGCGTCTGACGGCGCCAGTGAGCCCGTGGCGGAAGTTTTCGGTGGTCTGTGCCGGTCAATTGAGCAGGCCAGTCGCGCCGAGAACACCTACAAAGAGCAATTCAAGTACGCGGTGGCGGGCGGCTACGGCGCCTGGCGCGTCATGCCGGTGTATATGAAGGATGACGGCAAGGGCGCATTCGACCAAGTACTACGCGTCATCAACATTCCGAATCCGCAAACAGTCATTTGGGATCCGGAGTGCGCGGACGCCTGCGCGGGCGACGCGAATCGTTGCATCATTGCTGAGCGCGTCGCAGAGGACATCTACCATGCATTGTACAAAGATCAGGATGGCGTCAGCTTCAACATCTCGCGGGACAGTTACGGGTGGTTCACCGATAAGGAAGTCCGCATAGCGGAGTACTTCGAGCGCATCCCGTTTGCGAAGCAGATTGCATTGATGACCGACGGCACCGTGAAAGACTACAACGCGGAACTGAAGTCGGTAGAAGCTAAGTTTGACGAGCACGGCATCACGGCCAAGACCCATCCTGGAGTTGTCCGCATTGCCAAAGACAAGAAAGGCAATCTCCGCATCCGCAGCGCTATAAAATGGCGCGTGATGTGGGTGAAAGTCGATGGCTCGAACATCCTCGAAGGTCCGTACGTATATGACTGGAAACGCATCCCTGTGGTGCGTTGCCCTGGTCGCTACGTCAACATAGAGGGACGCAAGAAGTTTCAATCCCTGATCCGTCATTCGAAGGATGCGCAGCGCAGCTACAACAGCCGCGCGTCGGACATGATCGAGCGCAGCGCGCTGATCCCGAAGGCGCCGTACCTCGTCACTGAGGCGATGATCAAAGGTTATGAGAACGAGTGGCAACAGGCGAACGTGCAATCGCGTCCGTTCTTGCCATACAACGTCGACCCGAAGGCGCCAAATCAGGGCATGCCGTTCCGCGTCGAGCCTATCGATATGCCCCAGGGCGCGCTCGCGCTCGCGCAGATGGCGCTCCAGGACATTCAGGCGACGACCGGCTACTTTGATCCGGCGCTTGGCAATGCTGATGACATGAATCGTGTCAGCGGTAAGGCGCTCGTGCAACACACGCGTCGCAGTGATCTAGGCTCATACGAATTTGTTGACGGTTATGGCGAAGCCATTCAGCTGACCTGGGAGATGTTCATCGACATGATCCCTACGGTGTACGATTCGGAGCGCGTGGAGCGCATCATCGGACACGACGGCATCGAGAAGATGATTTCTCTCAACAAAGCTGGCGAAAACGGCGACATCATGAACGATCTCAGCGAGGGATCGTACGATGTTACCACCACGATTGGTCCGAGCTATCAGACCGCGCGTCAAGAGACACTGGCGACACTTATCGATGCGGCAGCGTCTGTACCGAGCGTCGCGCAATTCTGTCCGGATCTTCTGGTCTCGAACATCGACTCTCCGGATGCGCAGGAAATGGCGCGCCGGTTGCGCATCCCGCTCATCTGGCAGGGCATCGTCACGCCAACGGAGAGCGAGAAGGCGGCAGGTATCCCGAAGCAGCCTAACGACCCGACGAAGATGCTCGAACAGCAGCTCCTGCAGTCGCGCGTCCAGGACATGCAAGGTAAGGCCGCCGTCAGCCAGAGCCGTGCGCAAGTGGCGCCGCTCGAACAACACAAGCAGATTTACGAGACCGCTGGCAAGCATCTCGCGAACCTGAAGCTTGCGCATGACATGGGTAACGATCAGGTCGCCGCGCAAGCTGAAGCAAGCGCTGCGGCTGCCGATCAACAGCAGCAACAGCAGCAGCATCAGCAGGACATGCAGCACCAGCAACAGCAGCAGGGAATGAACATGCAGCAGCAGGGTGACCAGCACGTCGCGGATTTGAGTGATCAGGCCCGCCTGCACGCCGCCGATTTGAAACGACAGAATGATTTACATCAGCAGGCGATGTCGCGCGCTGATGCGCTACACCAGCAAGCTATAAAGCATGCTGGTGAAAAGCACTCGCAGAATTTGGAACATGCGAAGCAACTCGCAGCGGTGAAAGCGAAGGCCAAACCTAAGAAAGCGGCCTAATAGTCTTATCTGGTGAGAACAGATAGCGCCCCGTGCAAGCGTATTGCATGACATCTAAACGGAGATACAATCATGGCTTTTACACGCGAAGAGATGGCTGCCTATGAGAAACAGCCGCAGAAAGTTGCCGATCCCGCACCACACGCATTAGCGGATCCCGCACCAAAGAATTTAGACGCCATTCCTGCGGGCGATACGCAGGAAGTCGATACCGCCGACGCAGCTGTTGCTGCAGACCCATCGGGCGATGTTGAAACGGACCCGGCCGAACCGGGTGATGGGACTTCGGACGAAAATGCGGACCCGTCCACCGCAACCGCCGATCCCAGCGGCGAAATCGAGCCCCCAAAGAAAGGCTCCGCTGGCGAACGCATACAGGAACTCAATGACCTGATGCACGGGTATAAAGAGTTTGGTAGGGAGAAGTCAGAGGAAGTCAAAGCGCTGCGTGCCGAAATCGCAAGGCTTACCGCGTTGTCCACCGGCAAGACAACCGCTACGACAAAGACTGATGAGACTCCCGCTGTCGATGCTGATGAACCGATGCCCGATCTTGCGGACCCGGACGTCAACTATGACGCAGACAAACTCCGAGCGAAGACGCAGAAGTGGGTGAAGAAGCAGATTGCGCAGGGAGCGCGAGCTGTGGTTCAGGAAGCCACTGGAAAGAATCAAGTTGAGACATTGCGATCAACCTTTGAAGCAAGAGCTAATACCTTTGCGGAAACGCATAAAGATTGGAAAAAAGTAGTTTCAAATCCAGAATTCATCGCACACCAACTCGCTCCAGCGGCATCTCTTGCCGTAGCAAAATCTGATCTCGGTCCCGATCTTGTTTACCGCATGGGCACTGACCTGGAACTCGCGGCTCGCATCGCGAAGATGCCAGTGGCAGACCAACTGGAAGCAATCGGTGAACTGAAGGCAGAAATCAAGGCCAAGAAAGCAGCGGCCGCTTCAACCAACACTTCGGATCCAGCGAACAAGTCAACGAATACTGTGCCGGGTGCGAAACCCGCCAACAAGAAGTCCGTCACACAGGCTCCTAATCCCCCGACCGCGACACGCGCAGCCGGACGTGCTCAGCAACGCGAGGAAACCGATCCCTCAATGGATATGGATGAATTCGCGCGCCAGCATAGGGATAAGAGACAACTAGCCCGCAAGCAGAACCGATCTGCTAGGGGGCTCGGCTAACAAAAAGGGTTTTTTCAACAGTGGCTAATTCACTAATCACTGCTCAATGGGTGGCGCGAAAGGCATTGGTCCTTCTCCACGCTAAGAGCAACTTCACGGGTCGCACGAACCGTGATTACCAGAGCTTGCTGCCTGGCCCGATCAACGGCGTCATCCTTGGTCAACAGCTCTCGATCCGTCTGCCGTTCCAGTACACACTCCGTACCGGCCCGCAGATGAACGCGCAGAACAGCGTACAGCGTTTCGCCACGTTGCTGGTCAACCAGCAAGTTGGTGTCGACGTCAACTTTACGTCAGTTGAGCGCGCGATGTTGTTGAACAATTTCGAAGAGCAGGTTCTTGAGCCCGCGATGGCCCGCATGGCCGCCGGTATCGAAACTATCTCGACGGCGTTGACCAACAACGTGCCGAAGTTCACGGGCGCCTACAATGCGACCGCGACCTACGCACAGCTGCTCCAGAACGAGCAGTATCTGACGGAATCCCTGGCTCCCGAAGATGATCGTCGTACGTTCACGGCAACTCCGCAAACGTCACGCTTCTTCGTGAACGACAACAAGGGTCTGTTCAATCCTGAGAGCACGATCTCTGATCAGTGGCTCGAAGGCGTCATCGCGGAGAAGGCAGCCGGTTACGTCTGCTTCCGCAACACGAAGATGCCGACGCACACCGTCGGTACTTTCAGCACGACTGCAGCTCCCGCTGTGAACGGCGCTGGACAGAGCAATTCGGGCGCGGGCAACGCGTTCGTCAGCTCTTTCTCGCTGGTCACGAACGGTTGGGCGTCGGGTCTCACCACTGTAAACGCGGGCGACGTGATCTCTATCGCGAACGTCAACGAAGTGGATCCTGAGACGAAGGCTTCGCTCGGACGTGTCAAGCAGTTCGTGGTCAACACGACTGTGTCGGATACGGCTGGTGCGATCACCTTGTCGATTTCCCCCGGAATCATCACGGGCGGTGCTTATCAGAACGTAGACTCGGTCCCGGCCACTGGCGCCCTGATCTCGGTCTTCGGTCAGAGCGGCGCGGCTGCCCTCAGTGCGATCTCCGGAGCGCTGCTCAAGCAGTCCCTCGGCTGGTATCGCGATTCGATTGTGTTCGCTAACCCCCCGATGCTCGATCTCAGCCCCCTCGTCAAGATGACGGCTGCGGAGAGCTTCGAAGGTTACAACATTCGATTCGCTCAGCAGTGGGATCCCAGCAACGACGTGCTTCCGGCGCGTCTTGACTCGATTGTTGGCGTCACGCTCGCTTATCCCGAGCTTGCCGTTCGCAACATCGAGCTGCCGTCCGCTTAATCTGTAACAACCACAAAGGAAAACGAAAATGGCTAACATACAGGTTGGTTACGGTCATAGCGACTCGGTTGGTGTCCCGTTCGATTTCTACGCGAGCGCGACTGGTGTTGTGACAGGTACAACGATTGCGATGCAGACGAACCAGCTGGTGTTAAACCCGGCTGCGACGATTGCCGCGCTAACAGTGACCCTGCCCCTCAACCCGGTTGACGGTGCTTTCGCTGAAATCAGTTCAACGCAGATCATCACGGCTATAACTGTCAATGCAAACACGGGCGATGTCATCGTCAACGGCGTCCTTGGCGCCGCGTCGACGATCACGCCTGTGGCGTCCACTGGTGGCTCGGCCACCGCGTGCCTTCGCTACAAGTACACGTTGGCTGGCTTCCAAGCTGGCAACGCGACTGCAGTGAATCCGCGCACGTGGATCCGCGTACAGTAAGAGAAAAAGAAAAAGCGCGACAGCCCTCACCCTGATCGCGCGCAACGTGAAAGCCCACGGATTTAAGAAGGCTTGGCAGTCGGAGAGACGACATTTATTTGGAGAGTATGCGTGACCGCTACCAATCAGCAGATCATCACTGAAGCGTTTCAAAACATTGGTGTTGTCGCTGACGGAAAGGCGCCCACGCCTACTCAGTCCGCTACGGCTATGACCGTAATGAACGACAACATCCTGACGCAGCAGCGCGATGGGTGGAATCTTGGCTGGTATCCGCAAAGTGTGGCTAATCTTGCTCAAAACGCGCCGCTGCGCGACGAGGATATTGGCGACATCAAACTTTGCCTGGCTTCGTGGCTCGCAGCTAAGTATGGTGTCACTATCGAGCCGGCGCAGGATCCGAACGACACGTCCGCGCTCTCAAATCAGATCAAGGACGCGTTTCGCCGATTGAATAAACGATCCCTCCAATACGTGGAGTGTGATCTCGGCGAGCTGTCGCGCGCACAAGCTTCGCCGTGGGGTGGACCGGGGTGGTGGTAGTCGTCGATTACGAACAGAATCGCCGGGATCGAATAGTGCGGACGGGGATTGAACATCACGTTGATCACGAGATACCGTTAAGAGGTAAGCGTGTCAGCGGACTACACGTAGCGGAGAACCTGAGAGTGATACCAAAACTAGACAATCTCTCGAAAGGTTCGAGGTTTATGCCGTAATGGCTACGACCATACCTCTCGCTCTCGGCTCGTACGTTTCTCAAGACCCTCGCGCTAGCTCGAAGCGTCTCATCGGTTGCTTCAGCGAACTGCTGGATCAAGACACCACTGCCGATGTGAAAGGCCAGCAACCGCCGGCAACTCTGCGCCGCATGCCTGGCATCCGCGATATTCCCGGCTTCAATGATGGCAGCGGTCTGCCGGTGCGCGGCTTTTGGGAGATGAACGGCATCGAGTATGTTGTGATCGGCCCAAACCTGTACTCCGTACAGATGAGCCCGATCACGCAAGTCGCGCTCATGAGCGCGCCGCTGAACAACACGCCTATCACCGGCTTTCAGTTCGTGCGAATGACAGACAACGGCGCGTGTATGGTGATTCTGGAGCCTGGCACCGTTAATTGCTGGACGTACACACCGCTGTCAGGCACAACCTGGAACACGTTGGACGCGCAGCCGTTCTTTCAGGCGCTCGGTGCCATAGATTGCTGGTTCGTCGACACATACATCGTCTTCCTGGCGCTGAACGGCACGACGTTCTTCAATGACGATGGTCGCCAGATTTCTGGTAACAACCAGATCACGTTCACCACGGCCGCGAGCTTCACGCGTGAATTCGGCACCGATCTTTTCGTCGGCGGCACGGTAGATCATCGAGAAGTCATGGTCTTTGGTCGACGCACGTCGGAAGGCTACCTTAACGTCGGCAATCCGACGGGCACGCCTTTCAGCAGCGCACCGGATACGTTCATGCAGATCGGCGCACATCCGCTCTGCCCGTACGCCATTGCTCTACAGGATCAATCAATCTTCTGGGTTGGAAATGATCTTACGGTGCGGCGTCGCAACGGTCAGACACCAATACGCGTGTCGAATAGTGGCATCGAGAACCTTCTGCAGACAACCAATCTGACAGGATGCTATGCACTGACGCCAACTGTCTACGGACATCCGATGTGGATCCTGGTGATGCCGCAAGGTGCTCAGACTATTGCATACGATTGTCTCACGCAGAAGTGGTTCAATCTAACCTCGTCCGGGGCGACGGCGTTCTACCGTCCGCAAGCCTATCACAACGGCCTTGGCGTTCAGCTAATGGGCGACGGTCAGAGCAGTCAGGTCGGTGTGCTCGACGCGACGGTAGGTACGGAATTCGGCGCCACGCAAATAGTTGAAATTACCACGCAGCCGGTATACGACAAAGACAATCGTATACAACATCGGCGTCTGGAGTTGATAACTACGATGGGTGGCGGTTCAAATCAGACGGTTGCACCCACGGCTTCGCTTTACGTATCTGACAACTCTGGCAAGACGTATGAGGAATGGTCGGATCCGCAGACCCTCGGTACTCAAGGTGAGGATGAAGGCACCGGCCAGCGCGCTGTATGGTGGCAGTTAGGACAGAGTCGCAATCGCGTGTATAAATTTCGCATCACGGATGCGACGCCACTATTCACTGTAGATATACAGGCGACTCTTGACGGCGGGAGGTATTAATGACGCTGCCGCTGCCGATCAGGCAAGGTTTGGCCTCCGCTACGGTCAAACACATCCCGAAGAACTGGGATCCTGAGTGGTTTCGTCACTTCATATCCGCGCACCTCAAAGCTGCTGATGCGCGCAATACGATAGCTGGACCCGGCATAACGATTACGGGCACTTCGCCTTACCCTGGCACCATAAGTGCGTCAGGTGTGCCGGTGACGTCGTTGGCGCCGATCCCTCCGTTCACTATTATAGGGAACAATACAGCATTCACTGTTACGCCGCAAACCTTGAGCGAAGCTCAGGTTACGGCTATGATTCAGGAGTTCACCAGCACGACGTCCGGCGCAGTGCCGCCATCAGGCGCAGCCACATCGATTGACTTCTTGAATGCTGACGGTATGTGGGTGCCGGTGCCAACCGGCGCCATATCACCAATTCCGGCGTTCACTATTATAGGGAACGACACGGCAGCTATCGCCGTTCCGCAGGACTTGACTGAAACGCAAGTGACTGCGATGCTGAATTTATTCACCAGCTCCTTGCAGGGTATGGTGCCCGCTAGCGGTGGTGGAACAGTCAACTTTTTGCGTGCCGACGGTACGTGGGATGTCCCTTCTGGTGGCGGTGGTAGCTCTACTACACCAACTGGCGCTGGTTTCGTTCAGTACGACTGCGATGATCCAGATCCGCCGACCACTATCGCGCTAGGCGCGGATCCCGCTACGGGCGTTGTAGTGAGTGCGCCTTGGATTTTCGAACCTTTTTCTGGCGCCATAAACTTTTTTGGTAACGCAAGTAATACTGCTGTCATCATAACCGCCTCAGATTCGGGTGGTCTGTTCGGTTTACAAGTGCTAGGAGGCGCAGAGCAGTACGCAGCTCAATTCATAGGCAGCAGCGCTGGTGGAGAATCCTACGGCGTGCAGATCAACGCTGGTTTTAACGCGTCTGATTATGCGCTATACGTTCAAAACTATAGTGAAACAGCAGAATATCTCGGCGTGCGTGGTGACGGACACATTATTGCAACCTCCAGTCCGTTAACAGGAACGTTAACGCAAGTAGAGACTGGAGTTTCTTCTCATTTGACCGCTGATTTCACGATCACAAACAACGCTACTCCAGCGGCCACAGGACTATCGTTAACGTTTAATGAAACAGGAACGTATGAAGTCGAGATGTGGGTGTTGTTTTATGAATCGGCTACAGCCACAGACGGAATAAAAACCCTATTCGGCGGCACCGCGACCGAAACTGGGTTTTTCACTTACGTAGGTGAAGCGGTATCGGGCACAATAGTATCTGCGGTCGCGACCGCGTGGACTAACGGCTTTGCGTTCGCAACTGTTAGCACATCATCCACTGGTCCTAGCACTTTGATGATCCGTGGCAATCTTACGGTCACCGCTACCGGAACGTTAATTTTCGAAGCCTCGCAGAACACAGCATCTTCAGGTAGCACCCTGCACGTCATGGCTGGTTCATATATGACGGCTACTAAAATAGGATAAGAGGTTTTTCAACATGATGCAAAATAAACGACTTTCCATTCCGCCAATCGCGTTGACCACAACGAACGCTACTACGTTGTTGGAACCAGGCACCACCGCTGAGTCTGGTAATACAGGGTACACAGCTACAAAGGCGTATATCTTGGTTCGTCATATGCGCGCGGTTAACACCACTTCTGGCGCATTGACTTTATCGCTATACAAAGGTGCCGCCGCTTCTGCGGTAGCCGGGACTGAATTCGCTTGGAGCGCTACCAGCGTTCCAGCTAATAGCTATCTCGATTGGGTTGGTGAGTTGCGTCTAGACGGCACCACAACTGCATCGGCGATATGCGGGGGAGCAAGTGCTACCGGCATGACTTTAAATATAGATAACGCCGAAATTGGCTTCGCATAAAGTACAAACAGGTGAGGGTTTATGACAATCCGAATTTTGAAGAACGTTCTAGGTTTTTTGGAGCGCACACAGTTGAAAGGCGGCGAGGCATATGCGTACGTGGAAGCACATACCATGCTGCTAAGCATGATACAATCACTTGAGAAAACGTCGCCAGCCGTGCCAACCGGGCCAACCTTGACAGCAACGGAATAACGAATGGGCGACATTGACATTCAACTTTCTGGCGTGCTGGGCGATATTCAACAGTCTCTTGGACGCATAGAGCAGAAAGTAGACGGCACATCCGCGTGGATGCATCAGCACGCGTTAGATGATAAAACTCAGTTTGAGGAGATATCTAGCAAAGTAGACACACTACGTATTGCTGGAGCCAAACAAAGAGGATTCATCAGCGCTTTGGGCGCCGTCGGCACAGCGGTTGGCGCTGGTGTTGGATATCTAATCGAGCGTTGGGCGAGGAGTTAATATGGCTGGGCTCACAGATTTCGACGTAGAGTTGGTGGCGGATATAAAAGGTTCTGAAGGGTTCAGCCTAACCGCCTATCCGGATACGTTCGGTAACTGGACGTGTGGATATGGGCACAAACTGCCTGCCCTCGCGCCTGGCAAAAGCTGGGCCGGATTTACAGTGATCCAATCTACCGCTGATGGCTGGCTAGATTCGGATCTGCGCATCGCCACGGCATATGCGCAGAAGCTACCAGAATTTAACGCGCTCGATACTGACTGCCGACAGAATGCAGTCGTCGAGCTTGTCTTTAATATGGGTAGTCGTTGGATGTATTTCGCCAAATGCCGCGCTTCTATCCAAGTTAAGGACTGGCAGGGCGCGCATGATCAGTTGCTATGGAACGTTGTGCCGGATCCTGCGAATGGCGTCGTCGGTATCCCAACGAAGTGGGAAGTTGAAATTCACGCGACGCGTGTAGATCGCATCGCGAATTACCTGTTGACGGGCCAATACCCTAGCGTGGAGTAATTTAGTGGCGAATTCGGCACCAACCGCCACGTCTGCGACGACGTATCAAACCCTTTTGTCGCAGGGTAATTTTGCAGGCGCGTTCCAACTTGCCAACCAGCAAGGTGATCTTGAGAGCTTCTTAGGTAATGCGCCCTCGATGCTAGCAACGGCTTTTCCGAAAGGAATGTCGCAGAGTCAGTTCCAACAATATTACGCAGCGTTTGCGCCTTACCAGGGTGAGCTTGCTGGTAAGACCGTGCCGCAGGCGCAAGCTGGCAATGCGAACATGCAGTTTGGTGCCCCGAAGACTATAGCGCAGCTTAATGAACTGGCGGATCAGCAATACGCATCAGATCAGAAATTGCGCGCAGCACAAGCGGCAGAATCTACTGCTAAAGCTACCCCTACCACTTACGGCGGTTCGTTTGGCGGCAGCGGTACGAAGAACTCTGCGCAAGAGAACGCAAGCAACGCGACATCAGCGTATAACGCTTCTGTCGGCAAGACGAATCAATACGGAATAGGCAGCACGTCTCCGTTGCCGGGCGCCACGGTTTCGTTTGATCCGAATATTCTGGCTTCAAGTCAGAGTGGCGGCATCATACAGGCTAAGCCTGATAAGACCCTGGGCGCGGACATAAACGACATCGGTCTAGCAGGCATGATAGCTTTCACTGGTGGCGCGCTAGCTCCAGTAGCAGGTGCCGCTCTCGGTGGTGGTGTAGCTGGTGGCGTAGCTGGCGGCGCAGCAGTAGGTGCAGGGCTTGGCGCTGTACAAACAGAACTGTCAGGTCAAGGTAGTCTCGGCAAGAACACACTACTTGGAGCTATTGGTGGCGGCATCACGAACGGGCTCAGCAACACTGTCGGTAGTGAACTAGGCATTGGTAATGTTGGTGGACATATCGTCACTGGCGCGGGTGCAGGCGCGCTTAAGGGCGCGATAAACGGCGAAGGCGCGGCTAACGGCGCAATCGGTGGCGCAGTGGGTGGCGCTGTTAGTGGACTTGTTGGTTCACAAACAGCTCAATCCGGCGCCTCAAGTATGTTTGGAAACGCGGGCGGTGCAGTTCTTGGTGCGGGCTCAGGGCTCGCTACTGGCGGCATCACTTCAGCGCTCAGCAACAATAGTGGATCAAATATGGCATACGGCGACAACGGCGGCGGCAGCGCCCTTGCATTCAATAGCAACGGCGGTGGCAGCGCTCTTGCAACTGGTGCCGCATCTTCAGGCGGCATAGATGGCGTACTTGGCTCATTGGTGGGCGGCGGCGCGTTAGGGTCTCTGATATCTGGTGGTATTGGCGCATACGGCGCGCAAAACGCTTCGGAGCAGCAACAAGCGGGTTACGGTGAAGCGGGTGCTACTCAGCAAACCGCTATGGGCAACATTAGCGCGCTCTACGGTAATCAGTTGAATACGGGCAACGCCGCCTTTACTTCTCTAGAAGGGTTGTTGAACGGAACCAGCAATCCTAGCACTTACTTGGATAATACTCCCGGCTATAAATTCGCCGTGCAACAGGGCACACAGGCGATTGATCGGCAGGCCGCAGCTGGCGGTAGTGCGTACACACCAAATACATTAGCTTCAGTTGGTCAATACGTCACAGGCACTGCTTCCCAAAATTATAACAACTACGTAAATCAACTCATGGGTGAAGCTGGTATAGGTGAGAACGCTACCGGAAACCTTTCCAACGCCATGCTCAAGACGAGCGCGAACATAAGCAACGCGCAGATTGGCGGTGGTAACGCGGCGGCGAGCGGCACAGCAGGCGTGACAGGCGCATTAGGTGGCCTCGCATCATCCCTGCTGGGCGCTGGCAGCTACGGTGCCGGTGCGCTAGGCAATCTGTTCGGCGGCGGTAGTAACTCAAACAATAGTTCTACCAACGCCAACGGCAGCGGCTATGGCGGCAATGGACCCACGTACGATAACACAATTCCGAACGGCTCTGTAGTGTCATATGGTAGTTATCAGAACCCACCGAACTGGGACGATAGCGGCACCGGAAATTCTTTTAACAGTAGCGGATACGGGAGCTAATCGTGGCTGACATCAATCCAGGCCCGGTAGTTGATTGGGGTAACATGATAGCAGGCACTGGTCTGACGCAAGCGCAGACCGGGCTCGCCCAGCAGCAATCCCAGAGCGCTCAACAAGACGTTCAGCAAAAACAGATGTCTAATCAGATCATGCGCGCGAAGATGCCGCTGATCATGCACGCATTGGCGGATTATACTAATGATTCGAATGCTTCTGCAGCTGGTGGTGTTCCTACTAGCACTAGCAGCGCTGCTAACGGCGGTGCTGGCGGCTCTACTAGGACTTCTGGCGCGGATGACAGCAATGCTTCTGGAGCTACACCAGAGAACAGCTGGTGGGATCCTAATCAAACTGATGCGGGTCTTCGCTCAGCTTTTTTCGTTCCTCCGGTAACCCAGCAAGAAATGCAGCGCATGCAACGCGCCGCATTAACAGGTGATCCTAGCCTCGTACAGTTGGAACAGATGCGCCGAGAGCAGCGTATTCAGTCTCAGTCCGCACAATCTCAACAGGGCTCACAGCAACTGTTCGAAGCCATGCACACAGTGTCGGACGCTGATGAAGGTAACGCGCTCGCCCAGCTTGACGCCGTGGCACCAAACGCCTCGAAACGTATTCGGGCAATGATTCCTGACTCAGCTGACGAAGATCAAGCTGCACGTCAATATGCAGAGCACGTGGCGCAGACCGTTCATCAATACACTGGTCGTGAAGTTGTGGCGCGCCCGGATGGCACTTACATTGACAAGACTACTGGGATGACTGTTCCTGGTGAACGTAGCGGCATGAGTGACGAGCAATATTCAAAACTTGTGCAAGAAGCTGTGAAGTTAGTACCTGTGCCGGATGGCCAGGGTCATGTAATTTCGGTTCCGGCGTACAAAGCGAACGGCTTTCCGTCACCGGATGCTATGGTCATGCAGGGTCTTTCGAATCAAGGTCACCCTGGAGCGCAGAGCACTATTACAGGTGCGCCAAAAGCTGATACACGTGCCAAAGTCGCTGCAGCTGTGCAGAAAGTGCAAGCGCAGAATACGCCCGATGCTACGGGTGTCGCTGCTCAACCTGGTGCTGTTACGAACACGCCCGGCAATACCGCGCCTATAGATCCGCAAACTACGAAGGCGATGCAGGATAGCAGCTTCCGATTCCAAGGTCCGAAGACGCCAGCCAACGCAACACGTTCGCCCGACGAGCAGAAGGTGTACGACAATTACACTGAGAATACTAATAATCTGAACAAGGATTCTGGTGACGCAACTAAAGCCGCTTCACAGGCGTTGACCTATTTGCGCGCCGCGCAAGATGTCATGAACTCGAAGGGTGGCACGACCGGCGCTTGGCAGTCGGTTATCGCACAAGCCGCGCGATGGTTGCCCGGCGTGCAGGTTCCTGCGACATCAAACTATCAGGAAATGGCGAAGTATCTCGGCAATGCTGCTCTCGCCAACGCCAAGGGTATTTACGGTCCTAAGATGACGCAGTCTGAAGTCATGCTGCAGTTGCATGAACTTAGCCCGTCCGTGTCAATGAACGATGACACCGTCAAAGATCTGCTTTCCACCAACATGCGTAGCGCGCAGTACACTATAGATACTGCTAAGCGCGCAGCCGCTTATACGAAAATTGGGAACGACCCCGCGAAATTTCCTCAGTGGAATCAGAAGTATTGGCCGCAAGAAGATATAGTCAATGCGAAGCCAGCCGCGTCAGTCGCGTCAGCCGCAACAACTAAATCCGCCGCACCGGCCGCGCCAGCTGCGAAGCCGACGTACAGCGATGCGCAGATCCAATCATATTACAACACGCACAAAGCCAACTATCCTAGTCTGACATTGGATCAGGTCCGCAAACAATTCGGAGCCCAGTAATGGCGTCTGCTGCCGCAGCTCCAGATATTTCAGCGATGCCGGATCCGTCTACGTGGATGGATCCCACGGCATCGGCGCCCGCGCCCGCGTCAACCTCGCCCGACATCTCCTCGATGCCGGATCCGGCCACGCTGTTTAAACAGCGTGTCGGCCGCGATCCGCAAGGCCCAGCCGAAGTGCAGAACTTCATGGCGCAGCCGAACTCCTTCCCCGACCGCAGCACGCAGACCGCGAATCCTGATTGGACCGCTGGCGACTATGGCACAGTGCTGAAGGGTCTCGGCGTGGGCGCTTGGAACAACACGTTCGGCGGCGCGGCCGCGATGACTGGCGGATTCCTCGCGCATGTCGGCGCGCTGCTAGCGACCCAGGATCCTGAAGCTGCCAAGGCAGTGCGCGACGCGGTAGAAAGCTCGTTCACCATCGATCCGACCTCTGAGAGCGGCCGCCGCGCTACGGAAGGTCCGACTCGCATGCTCCAGGGCGCATTCCAGGCCGCCAAGGGTCCGGAAGCAATGGCTGCCGTCGACAAGGCGGCGCGCCAGATCTTCGGCGATGATTTCACTGAGTATGCGAAGTCCGGGCTCCAGATGGCGGGTGAAGCCGCCATGGCGCTTCCTGGTGCCGAGGGACTGGCACGCGCGGGCGCTCGCGGTCCGGCTTTGGAGCTGAATCCCAAGGTGCCTACGGGCACCGAG